GTAATTGATCTCGGTGCCGTTTTTGAAGGTGATTTTGTACCGGGTCCCCTTCATGGCCTCAGCGGCGTACTTGGCATCGTCCTGGCCCATAAAGTACTCCAGGAATGTATCGTCCGCTTCCCGGGTCAGCTTGCCGTCCACAACCTTATGCAGATTCATGCGGATTTTATCTTTGGTCACGGTAAACAGATCAGAAGAAGCCTTGGCCTTGGTTTTTTTGTTGACCATGTAGTATTCAAACTGATCAAGCTGCCCCCAGCTCAACTGCCCCCTTTCCCATTTATATTCAAAGTTAGATATCTGGTCATAGTAGTGCTCACACATGCGGTGATTTTTCAGGTCCAATGGAGTCATGCGCTTCTTCTTGTTCAGCTCGATTGCCATCTGCCGATAATATTCTTTAGCTTCTGCCAAATCGCGCTCACCCTTTTGAACCATTGCAACAGCCCGGGCAGGTGCTTCCTCTGAAGACATAAGTAAAGTCTTAACAGCATCCTTGATTTGGTCGGCCTTGATGTCTGCCTTCAGGCGCACCTTTTCGGTTTGACTAAAAAACTGATCCAAAAATGGCACCAGTTTATCGTTTGCCTCCTCCCGGAGCTTCAGCTTGGCAAACATATTCTGCCCACCGCCCTCCAGGTGCTCCAGGAAGATCCGCATATTCTGGTCCTCGAAGTCCATGAGGTCAAACGGGATCGACCGGCCTTCGATGCCAGTCTGGGCCAGTTTTTCAAAGACCTCCCGAACCACTTGCTCATGTGGCGGTAACTTGACCACCTTCGGCTTCCACTCGGCAGCGAGCCGGGAGCCCTTGAGCTTGATGCCGTATTTGTTGGTCTGACCAAAGTTCAGCGTCGGAAAGAGCTGATCATAAAATTCCACGAAATGAGGGTCCATGAATCTGGTATGTCCCGACGTGTACATGACGAAAGAGTCAGCTACATTCTCGCTGAAATTCTTTTGCCCATATTTACTGACCGCCATTCGTTTCAGAGCCGGGGTGTTCTTAGACGATTGATAGGCATTTTTGGCTCGATCCAAATAATGGTGAGCCACACCAAAATGATCCTTGAACTCCTGACCCCACCATCGATGTATGGCATGCCCGGTTTCATGAATCAACACCTTTGCTGAATCGCTAATTGATCCAAACGTTCCGTGTAACCATCCAACAAACGTCCGGTCTGGTTTTCCGGCGTCGAAAAACGCTTCGCCATTCTCTAGAACTTCCAATCGTTTGGTTGCTGCCTTCAGTTGCCGTTTGATTTTGGCGATGCCCTTAGCGTCATCAAACTGCTCAGCCTGACTCAACGTCTCGATCAAGTTGATCTGTTTGCGTTTTGCCGACTGGATTAATTTTTGCCGTACACCTTTCTGGACAGCAATGTCTGGGTCTAAGTGCATCATAATATCACAATACTTATCTCCAATTTTCCAATGACAGACACCCCAGGCGTTTTTATGAACAGAAAAGGAGATCGACTCCAGTTTATCGAAGCCGGCGGCCTTCAGATGCGGCAGTAACTGTCGCATCGGCCCAAATGTTGAGTTCAGCCGATCTAGAGGCACATCCCTGATCTGCTTGAAAATCGGCTCATAGTAATCGAATCCATATCGTGAATATATGTCTTTGGCGTAATCGTCGAGAATCCACTTAATTACTTCATTGTGATCCTTGAACGGCTCTGGATAAGTGAACGCAAATTCGCCATCTGGTAACCGCTGCCAGCCCTCCGGGGCGTCAACCGGCTCCCGTTCCCATAACTCTAACTTCTCGTCTGGCACCCGCTCCTCAACCGTTTGGCTCGGATAATTCAGCTTGCCTTCCGGCAGGCCCACAAAAAGCACCTGGCACCGGCAGCTCGGATGGTATGGGGGCATTCCCATTGCACCGAGCTTGCTGACCGCCTCGGGGCTCCTGTTGTCAATATCCCGCGTGCGTGGAAAAGGGAACATCACCTTGATCGCTTCAGCGTCTGGAACATCTAACTTGAGAAATTCTTTATACTTTTGCGCGCTATCAGCGACAGCAAACTCCCGTCCGTGCATCGCCACACATACGGAACAGGTGGCGTCATCCATGACGGCAGCGACCCTGAACGTTGTGGCCCCATATTTCTCCGCCAGCAAGACCGACTCCCCGGCCCATAAGCGACCGACATTAACCCGTGCCATCTCGTCCCAATAGAGTTCCGAGTTTGCGACCCGTAATAGCCGATCTTGAATCGTATCCTTGTCTAGTCCCCGGGCCTGTGGGTTGAGCTGAAGCAGACGCGCCAATCGTTCAATCTCTGGATGGAAGACCTGATCCGGTGCCCGCTCAATGAATAATTCAATGCAGTCCTTCTGTCGCTCAAGCAGTAACTGATCCCACCTCGCCTTCACCGAAGCGTCATCAATCTTTTTCACACCCTCAGAGCGCCTCTTGATATCCGCCAGCACCCTGGGGATCAGCATATTGAAAATCGTATCGATTTGACCCGAAACAGCCTTAGCCATCTCTTTTCCGGTCCGGCGGCCCCGCTCGCGCAGATGTGGAAGATCCTCCATACGGAAGGCCCCGTCGCCCGCTTCAATAAACGCGTTGGCAAGGATCGTCCTGTAGGCGTGGCTGTGCTCTATCCACGCCTTCTTCAACACGTCGCCCAACAGAACTGCATCGGGCCACCACGGCGGTAACCGCCGGGCAGCCTTCAGCACTTCTCGTATCTGCTCGTCAACGGTCCGAAGCCGGATGCTCCGGTCAGCCAGTCGATGAAGCAGCTCGTGGACCGTTAAGTCCGCAGGGCCCCGCTCCCGGGCATTAATCCACATCCTCATACTCCTCGGCCCCAACCAGGTGCATCAGGCCAGACAGGTATCGATAGAGTTTCTTTTGATCAGGTGAAAAGGCATCCGATTTTTCCAGCTCCTCGGGTATCACCGTCTCTTTTGGAAGCGGATTCTCCTTGATCTGGCTCATGATCTCGTCGAGCCCAGCCAGGGTCCCCTGCTCCACCATTTTCAAAACAATGGGGATCGGGTAATTCGCCCAGGCTTCCTCAAACGTCGACATCTGAAGCCCGAAAGCCTCATTGGCCATCCTGATCGCGTGGTTGACGGTTAATGCACCGGCTCTAGAGAAAACATCAATGGCCTTTCTGGTCTCTTCAGATCCCCGAATCTGCGGGCCCTTGCTCCGGTATGTCCAGTTAAGGATACCCAGAGCCGGCATGATCTGATTATTGATCACCTCGTCAAAACTTCGGCGCTCGGGAACGAAAATCTGCTCCTCGCCACTCTCCCGGCTCGCATATAGAGATGCGAACGAGTAAGAGCCCAAGTCGCCAATGTAGACTGGGGGAAACCGATAGACGTTTCTCACGTTGCCTTTGGTGCTTTCGCCGTACCGCTCGAACATGATATCCTTTTCGCGGAATTTCGTCCAATCCAACACCTCCAACTTCGTGGACCCGCCACTCGCGTTGAGGTCCAGGTTATCGGCGCTTGCCTCAAGAATCAACGGCTCGTGGTAATTCGTGATGCCTCTCGCATCTTGTAGGATGCTCTTCAGGTCCGTCCAGCTCTCGTCGGTCAGGGTCCCTCCGGTAATCAACACGATCAGCTTTGGCGTCCCGCCAGCGCTCAACAATGTCCGGTTGATATACTGTGCGTCGGACCGCCCCAGGACGTCCAGCAACGCCCCAAACCATCTCGGGATGCCATAGTTGTAACCCGGGACCGAATTCTCAATCCACAGCACTTCTGTCGCCAGCTTGGCACACTGATCCGGGCTGTCCTTAAACTTACCATCCAGGGCGTCTAGGTACCTCGGGTCGCCGAATTCTTTGAAGTATCGGTACTCCTGACTGCTGTCATAGACCAGCACATACCGACGAAATCGTTTTCGCACCTTGATAAACGACAGTTTTCCATTCCGCATGACCGGGAACGGCACCACCTTGACAACCTCGTCCCGGACCGTCTTCCGCATATTCCGCACCGGCAGGGCATACATAACAGATACCTTACCTTCTGAGCGAATTATCTCGAAGGCCCCATTGCCAACCTGTTCCAGATCCTTACGGAATTCCCGGCGCTCCGTCATGAAACTGTTTCTTTCGTTGACCTGGTCAAAAAAGTTTGACGCGGCAATATACTCTGGGTCCTTCTCCGGCACAACCTTTGTGTCATCGCCCCGGTAAAGCAGCTCATACCCGAAGCCATCCACATTCTGGATCATGGCCCCGATGCAACTCTGTAGGATATCACTGTTTTCAACGATTGTCTGGAGTGTGGAAAACGTATAAGGCGGATCTATTATTCCCTCAATCGATAACCCCTCGTAAGGGTCCTGCTCCTCATAATTCCTTTGGATAGCGCCGCCGGAGTCAGCCTTGGACGCCAGCTGCTTTGCGATCTGTCGCAGCTCTCGGCGATGCTGGGCATTCGTCTTGCCCTTCTTTTTCGTCATCTCCTCTGCCATTATTCCTCCAAGGCCTTCATTTCGGCCAAACTGTAACCAATAGAGCCATCGACCTCAAACGGCACGATAGGCGTAAAACCAAAAAGCTCCTGTATCGGCGGATGCACCAAGTGATGCTTGATAACAGGAATTATTTCCTTGAGATATCCAGGATCATCCGGTGCCTCGACAATCAGATCGTCATGCACAAATAGGATCGGTCGGAGCCGGCTCGCTTCCGGCACCTGTAACAAATAGTACCACGCCAATAAAAATGCATCGCTCGACACCCCCTGGATCGGTGTGTTGATAGCCTGCCGCTCGGCGTCGCTTCGCTTCCGAAAATCATTCGATTTGATATGCGGTATCAATCGCCGCCGGCCAAACGGGGTTGTCACATACCCGTGCTCCCGACAAAACTTGACGGCAGCGTGGTGGTAGGGTCTGATCCCTTTATAGGTATCAAAAAAGGTCTCAATCCATTCCTGCGCCTGTTCCAGCTTCAACGTGATTCCATAGTCCTGCTTCGCGTATTTCACAAATGTCGGCGCCTGCATCCCGTATATCAGACCGAAATTGAGCGACTTAGCCTCTTTGCGCCGCTGCTTTTTCAGCTCGTCGCTGATCGAAGTCCATTCTGCCCCAACAATGGATCGAGCAGTATTGGTATGAATGTCCTCGCCGTTCTGATACACCCGGCACATCTCCGGGTCCCTGGAGATGTGAGCCAGCCATCGCAGTTCTGACTGCGAGACGTCAAACGACAGAAGCACATTCCCTTCCTCGGCCTTAATCAACTCCCTGACCACGGTTGATAATTTTGACCGCTTTGGAAGATTCATTAGATTCGGGTCCGTGGTCGATACCCGCCCGGTCCTGGCCTTACACAAGCAATAGTTTGGGTGGAGCCTTAAATCCGCCGCACAGCACTCCTCAAACTGCTTCAGGTACCGTGAAAGGAAGCCCTGGGTCTCTGCCCACTCGTCAAAATGAGTCATAAAGTCCCGGGCCGCCTTGGGGGTCTTTGGTGATTCTTTTAGGACCTTCCGAAGTTTTTTGTCGGTCTTTCTGGCGCCGCCGGGAGTTTTCTCCGTCACCGGGATGTCGAAGCCATCATATAGTACGTCGGCAATGAATTCGTTTCGGGTCAGGACCGCCTTGTCACCGTGTTTTTCCATGATATGCACCGGCACCAGCTCCAGTGCTGCATGATATTCTTTGTGGATCGTCTCCGCCAGCTGCGCCTTTATTTTCGGCAGCCGGTCAACAGCCATGCGCGCTCCATTTCCTTCCAGCCGATAAAGCAGATTTGATGTGATGGGCTGAGCAAATCTTGTAAAATAATTTGCGACCGCCGGCAGATGCCCCAGCCGATCCTTTAAGATCAGCCCGACTTGTCTCGTCACGTCGGCGTCCTCGCACGCATAAGCAGTCAGCTCGTCTCTCGGCGCCGCCAGCATATCGCCCTTGTAGTTTTTCATGCCTTCCTTCCAGTTGCCGCCGGCCCCCAGGAAAGCATCCCGAACTTTTTTCAGACTCGCCCGCCCAAACTGAATGTCATCGATCAGCTGGGCCGCTATTTGTGTGTCCATGACATAGCCGCGCACAGTCGGCGGCTCTTGCCCGTATCGCCTGAAGGTTTCTTCCACCCAGTGGAGGTCAAAGGTCCCGTGGTGCATAAGCAACAGAATATCCGGGTCCTCCATTATCCTCCGCAGCTCGGCCAGCTTGAGATCGAATTCGTCCGCCTTCTTGACTAAGACATCTGTCAATTGTTTTTCCTGCCCCCACCACTGCTGGCGCTCCCACTTAATTTTGAAATCGCCGGCTTCTGATGTTTCGTGATGCAAAAAAATTTGATACGCATCACCCGGGGCCCAAGAAATGCTGTAGGAGATCAGCACGCCGTTCGGAGATTTATAGTCCAGCCCCTGGGTCTCGGTATCGAATCCAAGCACAACCGGGACCTTAGCCAGGACGTCGGCAATTGTATTGACCTCACGATAACTCATTCTGCTGGGGCGTCCTTAACGCCCCGCTTCAGCGCCATTAAAATTGCAACATAACCATTCCCCATCGTTTGCTTCGCCCTCGTGCTTTCTGCCAGGAGCAGGTATCCGCCGCCCGGCGCTTCCACCGGATAGAATTTCAGGGTCTTCCAGTGGTTTGCCACGAAATCGAACAGACGCCCGTCAACCCCTATGGTCAGCTGCTGGTTTCGGGTCCGCAACCATACTATCTCGCCGTCCTTAACTTCAGAGAAAGCGTATGGCGTCACCTCACCCTTACGCTTCACGGTCGTCGCGTGTTTCGCTATGTCTTGAATCGTCTTCCGCTGAGCCGGCGTATCGTCCTGGACCTTCATGCCGTTCTGACGTTTGCCCGTCACGATCACTCGACCGTTCGTGAACACCGTGGTCCGGCCAACTATGCTCTTAACCCAGGGCCGCTCTCGAATCATTTCCTTGGGCCAACCAGACGTCCGTTCTTCTATTCGTGGCACTTGCACTCCTTACCTTTTGGGGCCGTTCAAATCAAGCATCGAAAGGCGTATCTTGATTCTCGGGCAGTTTCCAATCCGGC